TGTTACAAGATATTGAGCAGGTCCTACCCTTCCTTCTGTTGCGATGTAGTTAGAAGCATGAGCAATTTTCGTGATCAATTTTCTTTGTACAGCGTGAGTTGTTTCTCCACCTTGCATAGCGTTTACGTAAGATGTATCTAAATCGAAGATTGTAGATGCAGTAGCAGAAACTGAAGTTTTTCCAGTTGCTAATGGAGCAGAAGTTCTGTTTAATGAACCCATTTCGAAGATTTTAGCAACGATTTGTTTAGAAATTGTTTGAGACAATTCGTTAACAAGGATAGATTCCATTTTTTGAACGATATCCATACCTGTGTTAGCTTTGATGTCTTCAATTTCTGTTCTTCTTAAAGCTGAAGATACTTCAATAGTACCAACTGCGATAGTTTTAGAAGAAATTTTTGGTCCGATAACACCAGCATAAGTATCATCATCTTCTTGTCTTGACATTGGGTAAGCACCACTTGCCGCGTTAGTAGGAACACCACCGAAGTTTGTAGAGAAACCTGGGATATGATCTTCTAAAGAAGATACTAATTCAACAGTTCCTGCTGTTGCACCAATGTTACCAACTAATTTAATTTGAGATTGCATAGCAACGATAGGACTGAAAGTGTTTCTAGTTTGATCAAAAGACCAGTTAGCAGCAACTGAACCTACAGCAGTGTGTGCAGTGTTTGCTTGTCTAAATGCTCTGAAGATTGGGAAACCATCAATTCTAGAGAATCCTAAAAACTCAACAACACCTTCTTTGTTATTAGCAACTGGAGTCTCAACATTTGAGAATGTACCAGCAGAAAAAACTGTAGTAGAAGAAGTTGCGATAGTTGCGAACAATCTACCTCCGTTTAATCCACCTGTTACTTCACTAACACCCGCTAAAGCAAGTTGTGCTCTAATAGCAGTAGAAACTTCAGCCAATTTAGTAGAAGCTAAGTTTAATTTGAAGATTTGTGGTCTTTCGTCAGATGCACCTAATCTAGTATCATCATATTGGAAATCGATGTAAAGTAAATCGATTTTCGGACCTGGAGTTGGTTTAACAGCAACTAAATCTAAACCGATTGTTTGAGCAGCAATTTTCATCGCAACTGGCAATAAGTTTTGACCTACGTCTCCTGAACCAATTGTTCCAAGACCACCATTTGCAGCAGCTAAAGTACCACCGTTTGTTTGTCCTGCATAAGCACCTGGTTGTGCAGCAAATACACCGCCCATACCCGCAACGTTAGATGCGTTTACATATGCGTTTTCGTTGATTGAGTGAAATTCAGCGTATTCAGCCATCCATTCAACTCTATCACCAGTAACTCCCATATTCTCAAGAACTGGAGCCCATTTTTTTGTAGCTTTCGCCTTGTCTATTCTAATGTGTGACATAATTTGTTTTTATTTTTTATTTTTTCTAATATTCTATATATATCATCCAAAAACCTTATTTTTACAGGTGTGGATTTTTTATAGATTATACGTTTTTGAATCTTTCCATAATAGCTGTTACATCATTGTCAGACAACTTATCTTCTTGGATAAGAGCTTCGTGAGAAACAAGTTTTTTAGATACTGATTCATTTTTTTTGAGGTTTCTAGTTGCCCAGAAATGCTCTACTTGACCTTCAGTCGTTAAAACATCCGCAGGATATAATCTAGCTTGTGAAATGATAGATTTTTGTGCAGATTCATTTAATTGACTCCAGATAGCCTTTGTATTTTCAGGCATCATTCTGATCACTCTTTCTTCAAGAGATTCGTTTTTAGTTGATAAAGACTCAGAGATCAATGACAATACTTCTTTTTGTGTGAAGTAACTTCTTTCGTTTATGTGAAGTTTAACAGTGTCTTGTTCTTCATTAGTCAATGCGTAATAGCTATCAACTTGTGATTTAGATAAGAATTTTAAGAAATTCAAATCTGATGTCTCAGAAACTTTACGTTTTTTAGCTTCTTCGATTAATTTATCAATAGATTCGGATAATTCTGAATCAGAGTTTCCTGTAACACCTGGGCCACAATCCTCATCTTCATTTTCATCTTCGTTATCTTCGTGTGCGTATGCATGATTAGGAGTCATTTCAGCGATTCCGTTTTCATCTTCGTCTTCTTCAGAACTATATGCTTCGTCTTCGTCTTCATTTTCATCTTCAAGATTTTCAAATCCTGCTGCATTCAATGATGGGAAAGCACCTTCTGATTCGTTTAATTTACCACCATTTAATTTCTCAACAATCAATCCTTGATAGTTGATAGATTTATCTAAATTTTCAGCAATGTATTCAGAGTAAGCGATATTATCATCTAAATGTTCAGCAATGTATTCAGAGTAAGCGATGTTACCTTCAACGTGTTCTGCTAAGTATTCAGAATAAGCAATAGAGTTATCAACGTGTTCTGCGATATACTCACCGTAAGCAATAGATTTGTCTAAGTTTTCAGCGATGTATTCAGAGTAAGCAATGTTTTTATCTAAGTTTTCAGCGATGTATTCAGAGTAAGCAATGTTTTTATCTAAATTTTCAGCAACATATTCTGTGTAAGAAATGTTTTTATCTAAATTTTCAGCAACATATTCAGAGTAAGCAATGTTTTTGTCTACGTTTTCAGCAACATATTCAGAGTAAGCAATGTTCTTATCTAAGTTTTCTGCTAAGTATTCAGAATAGTTTACAGCCTTTTCAAGATTTTCAGCTAAATAATCGTTATGTTTGATTAATTTTTCTGTAGTTTCTTTTAAAGACTTGTTTTCATTTACCATAATTTGAACTTTTTCAGCTAAGTAATCTAAATATTTAGCTACTTGTGAATTAGTGTTGTTCAATTCATCGTAATACTCAAGCAATTGCTCAAGTTTTTTAGGGTTCATATTCCCTTTAGTAATGGCTGTCTTAACTTCTTTTTTAGTTGACGCCAACTCTTTAACCAAATACTGAGAGTAATCGGTTAGTTGTTGTTTAGTAACAAATTCGTTGTTGTTCATATTAAATAACTCTTCCGTTTTTGACTCATTGGATAAATCGTATATCCTAAAGTTAGATTTTGGGTTATCATAACCAAGTGACTCATTAAGAACCTTTACACTCATTTTTGCCGATGCAAAACCTGGGTCAGCAACGATGTCGTAAGTAAATAGTTTTTTTAATGATACAGTTCCGTCAGATTCGGTAATACCGGCAGCTCTTGATGAAACGAAAATAGGACAACCATCGTCAACTAACGATTTTGCCTCTTTTCCCCAATAAGTACTTAATAATCTGATTTCACCTTCCACCAAGTTTGATTCTTTTACATAATTAGCTTTTGTAATTACGTGAGAAGCTCTTGAAAGCGAAGTATCGAAAACGTCTGGATGATCAAATTCACCATAGACAATTCCAAGATTGTTCATTCTTTCATTCATCTCCTCTAAAGCAGGAAGGAATTTCGCAGCAGTATAGATTCTCTCATTACGGTTTTTAACTCCGAACTCAGTGAATGTACCACCTAAAATATAATCCTTCTTACCAGTACTCGCGTTTTCTCTTATAAGAGAATTTGTCGAATTTTCTACAATTAGAACTGGTTTCATGAAATAAGTGTGTTTTTTTTTGTATATTTTATTAGAGTATATATATACCTCATTTATTCAAAAAAATCAAAGGTGGATTTTTTACAGAAGCTTTTGATTATCAATAAAAATATTTAAACACTATACTAAACTAAATCATGTTTTTATATAAAATAAATAGGTGGATTTTTTATATCCATATAATAGAATAACATGATACTTACAAGAGAAATTGAAATTAAAATAAACGAGTCTAATTATCAGTACTATGATGATTTAGGATATGATATTTCAATAGGAGAAACAATAGTAATACCTGTAGAGCTTTTACCAAATGGATCACACTATAAAATAAAATGCAAATGTGATGGATGTGGCATAGAAAAAGAGGTAATCTATAAAAACTACTTAAAATATGGTAACCAAAACTGGGGAGACTATTCCTGTAGAAAGTGTTCAGAAGTCAAACGAAAAGAAACACTGAGAAAGAACTTTGGAGTAGATTACCCCATACAAAATAAAAAAGTATTGTCTAAAATGAAAAAAACTTTGATTGAAAAATACGGAGTCGACAATATCTCAAAAAAGAACAAACCAAATGAATAAAATTAAAGAAGGAGACATATTCGAAACACAAGTAGAATTCTCCACATCAGGTAATGCCTGTATAAGAATCGATAGCAAAGAAATCTTCATACATAAAAAAAAGACCGCAAACGCACTACACTTAGATACTGCAAGAGTAGAGATATTCCAAGGACAAAAAAAGTTGGAAGGTAAAGTATTGGAAGTAACATCAAGATTCAGAACAGAATTTGTAGGAACCACACAAGTAAAAAACGACACGGTGTTTGTAATACCTGATGGTAATAGAATATCTAAAGACTTCTATATAAAAGGAGAAACTGTAGTAGAAAACGGACAAAAAGTTCTAATAGAACTAATAGACTGGGAATTTGATAGAAAATCACCAAGAGCTAGAATAACAAAGATTTTAGGATTTGTAGGAGAAAACAATACTGAAATGAATGCAATCATGTACGAATATGGATTACCAGTAGATTTTCCACAGGAAGTGATAAACGAGGCCGAACTTGTACCAGAAACAATCACCGAAAAAGAAATCAAATCTAGAAAGGATATGCGTGATGTAACCACTATAACAATAGATCCGGTAGATGCAAAAGATTTTGATGATGCAATCTCTATAGATATGAGAGATCCCAACAACATAAAAGTAGGTGTTCATATCGCAGATGTTGCACACTATGTTAAGTTTGGAACAGAATTGGATAAAGAAGCATTCAAAAGAGCAACTTCTGTTTATTTAGTAGACAGATGTGTACCAATGTTACCAGAAAGACTCTCAAATGGAATATGTTCGCTTAAACCAAATGTTGATAGATTGGCATTTTCTGTAGTATTCACTTTAGACAAAGATGGTAAAATAAAAGATACTTGGCAGGGTAAGACAGTTATACATTCTGATAGAAGATTCGCATACGAAGAAGCACAGGAGATAATTGAAGGATTGGACGGTGACTATCACAAAGAGATTCGTCAATTAGATACTCTTGCTAAGAAAATAAGAAGAGCTAGAATAAAAAACGGATCTATCGAAATGGGCGGAATCGAAGTTAAGTTCAAATTGGCAGATGATAACAAAAAACCAATCGGTGTTTATTTCAAAGAACAAAAAGATGCAAACAAGCTTATTGAAGAATATATGTTATTGGCTAATAAATCAGTGGCTAAATTATTAGCTAAAGATCAATGGCATAATGTATATAGGGTTCACGATAAACCAAATGGTGATAAGTTAGCATCTCTTCAAAGTGTATGTACCAATTTTGGATATAAACTTGAATTAGACGAGGATGGTGATGTACTTAAAAACAACCTTAACCATCTTTTGAAAGAAATAAAGGGAACTCCTGAAGAAAACATGATTGAAACACTTGTGACAAGATGTATGTCTAAGGCGGTCTACACAATCAAAAACATAGGTCACTATGGATTAGGGTTTACACACTATTCACATTTTACTTCTCCAATTAGAAGATACCCTGATTTAATAACACATAGAATACTATTTGATAGACTTACAACCGGAAAGCAGGGAAATCCTACAAAAATAGAAGAACAAGCAAAATGGTGTTCAAGTAGAGAATTGATTGCAGCAAAGGCACAAAGAGATTCTATTAAATATAAACAAGCTGAATATCTTCAGGATAGAATAGGACAAGTATTTGATGCAATCGTAACGGGTGTATTGGATAGAGGAATCTATGCTGAAATAATGGAAAATAAATGTGAAGGGTTGATAAGATTGGAAACTCTGAATGGGAAATGGATTGCAGATACAGACAAATATTTAGTATACAATGAGTTTGGTGAACAAATTCGATTAGGTGATCCTATCAAAGTAGTTGTCAAATCAGTGGATTTAGAGAAAAAACAGATAAACTTCATGAGATTCTAATGGGACAGTTATTCAAAGATTGGTCTACTTCAGAAGATGATGATATAGAAGATTTTGATTATGAAGTATTGTTGAATAACAATACTTTAGATCAATTTGAAGATTTGATGTCTAGATATAAAGAATGGACTTCGTTCAAAAGAGATATTATACTAACAAATGTTTTAGAATCTGGTAAAAAAATACAATTCGACATAGAATCAATATCTTTGATGGCACAACTTGGTAATTTTGGTAATGTAGTTTCGTTACAAATGAGTGTTCTTATTATAAAATCAATGTCTTTCATTCTAAAAGAAAACAAAGTAGAAAAACTAACTCTAAGATGTAAAGTTTTGTCAACTCCTATGGGTAAAGTAGTAAAAGAACTTATGGAAAATTCTATGGATATCGATTTAAAACCACATATAATAGATAATAAAGTAGTTTACTTCTATGTAGACACATATGAAACAGCAGCATAAATAAAAAAGCCACTTATTTGAGTGGCTTTTCTTATATGTAATGTTTTTAGAATTCAAATTCAGCACCACCTTGTGCACCACCTTCGGCAGGAGGAGCTTCAGGAGCAGCTTGTGCACCAGCTTGTGCACCAGCTTCAGGAGCAGCTTGTCCACCACCCTGTGCAGGGGCTTCACCACCCTCAGCAGGAGCACCACCTTCAGCACCACCTTCAGCACCAGGTGCCGCACCAACACCAGCAGCATCTTTTGCCCAATATTTCTGGTTTTCAGCTTTCTCCTCAGGAGTAAGCTTGAATATGTTGTCCATCAACCACTCAATATGGAAATAAGGTTTCTCACCATTCATTACTGCAGTAAGAGACCCAAGTGCCTCTGCTCTTTTCGCCATATTGTTTATTTTCTTCCACTCTTCAAATATTTGATTTGTGTAAAAAATTATATCTATCTGATTCATTACAATTTCATCCTCTTTCAACTCAGGAAACTCAATAAGCATTTGTAGCTTAAGTGGTTTAACTATAAGTTCTTTGAAATTTGCTCTGATTCTGGAAATAAAGTTATGGAACTTAATCTCATCTCTTGTCATTTCGGCAGCATCTGCTATTAGATTACCACCACCACCTTCACCTTCAAAACGTGTCAATGGAATTTTAGAAGCTCTCTTTAAGGCCTGATGAAACCATTTAAGCATTCCATCCTCATTCAAATCATGTCCTTGTGGAGACATAAGCTCCATATTAGGAGTACCTGCATCACCTTCTGGAAACCATACCTGTTTATTATAAGGAAGATGTTTAGCACCATTCATCGTAAGTGTACCCAATGTTTCATCCCATTCAACTTCTTCTGAATAATCATGTATCAATTGTCCAATTTGTTCTTCAGCTCTTTGACGAGAAAGACCTTTAATTGGAATAGTAAACTTTTGGTAGATTGTCGCATTGATTACGTTGAACATAATTTTAGTTTGTTCAAGTATCTTTAATTGATTATATGGTTTAATAAGTCCTTCTACATAAGAAGTTTCAGAATAGTCATTTTGTGTCGAATAGGAAACAAAAACAATCTGAGAATCTAAAAATATTCTTCTTAATTGAGGATCTTCAGGGAACTGAATCCAAAGATGTCCTACATTTGGTTCGTACGCAGGAACAAGAGTTTCTGGTCTAAGTCTATTAAAAGCGATGATGTTTTTCTTTTTGTCATCAAATACAATCTCTACGGCAACATAACCATCTACAAGAAAGTCTTTTATCATGTTCCAAGCCGTGATACTATCTGAAAATCCATACTTGTTATAGATTTTTTCAAAATACTCTTGATATTTGTCTTTTACTTCTTGTGAATAATCGTTAGAAAGTGCTCTCGGAGAACAAAAGTCTCTATCATCGTTATATACGATACATTCATCAGCAACTGCACTAACCATATCTCTGATTTCGTCTTTGATAGAATATTCTCTAAGGATTCTTCTTTTATCCGCATAAGCCTTATCTAGGTAAGGAATTGATTTTCTATTTAATACAGAAGCAACCGCTCTTTGAGAAAAGAAATCATACATCGAGTTTCCTTTAGCTGCATATGGATCTTCGTTTATACCAATACCGACCTGGTTTCGAATGATCATATCATCATAATTCATTCCATAGTTTGATAGAGTTCTAAGTATTCTACTGAATAGTCCTTTATTCTCTACCGCAGAATTTACAAAGCCCATTCCTTGTCCCTGTTCTTGATTGTTATAGTTATACGATGCCATTAAAATTATTTAAAATTTTAAGGTATATATAAAATATCATGTGTCTCTTTTTTAAGAAGAGATATGGTCAAATAAAAAAAAGAGTAGTGAACACTACTCTTTTAACTATAATTCTAACCGAATATTTTTAGATATAGAAGCTTCGATTCACAACTTTCAGATCATCTTTTTTGAGGGCAATCTCAGTAAGTAATTTTTGAACTTCATTTTGATAAGTTGTTAGATAGTCTAACAATTTTTCATAGGATTTAACAGATTGTCTATCAAGAAATAGATTCCCATCAGACCATTGCACCTCACCACCGGGTTTAATCTTTGCATTGATCCTATGTGTATTTACATCGGATTGGAAGATACACATAATAGTATTTGCTTCTCTTTCTCTTATGATTTGAGCAGAGTGAAATTTTGCGTCTTTAAAAGGACGAACTTCACCAACTAAGATATTAAATTTCAAATCATCTATCTTCTTTTTTTCCAAATCATTTGCATGTTTGATGAATAACAAAGCTTTTTGCTTTTGTCCAAAAGATGATAATTTTTCGGCTGCCGAAATATAAGTTGAATAGTTCATAGAGAGAATTTTTGTTTTATTTACTCTACAAAGATATATATTTTTTCACTTACCACCATATTTTTTTAAGCTTTTTTGAATTCTTTTAATATGATCTTTCATTACTTTATATTTATCTGATATATCATTGTTTATATCATAGAACTCATCTATCATAGACTGCATCATCTCTTGATTTCGAGCTGATTTTGTCTCAAGTTTCTTATGCCATATACTCATCAACTTTTTTGGATCATATGTAGCACCGGGGTGTTGTGAGTATAAAAATCTAGGAAGCATCTCCATATGTATTTTATGTACCATTTTTATTTGTATTGCATTATACTCCATCAGAGAATACTCAAATCCAACTCTGATAAGCTCGTTATACATTCCAGAATAATCCACTTTCAGAAAAGTATCATTTTCGAAATTCTCTTCCTGTATATAAGGATCAAATATCATCGTTCTTAGTTCTAATGGTATGAAATTTAAATTAACCGCCATTACAATAATTTGATTACCAAAATTTCTTTGTTCAACCACAAATACGGGCGAATATTTCATCCAATTAGAATCATCGAAATAGTGAAGGAAGTAGAATCCACCTGTTTGTAAGTCGGCGGTGGATAAAGCAGTTACCATTTTATCACTCTTAGAATATTTATCGGCAAAAAACGCAGAGTTAGTTCTGAAATTCTCTTCTATTCCATTTCCATAGACCAAAAGGTTTAATTTAACTCTTTCTAACAATTCACCCATAATATAGTATTTATTTTCTTTTATATATAAAGAAAACAAATACTATAAAATGATAAACTCTAAACCTAACAATAGTAGATATCATGGTGGTAACTTTATACCAACAAACAAAGACAAGGTGTTAAAATTAAACACACAGGGTGGGGTATACTACAGAAGCTCTTGGGAACAAAAGATAATGGTGTGGCTTGATTTGAAAGAAGAGATATTCCAATGGGGTGCAGAATGTTTAGAAATACCTTATCAGATGACACACTTCGAAAATGGAGATACTAGAATAAAGGCACATAGATACTACCCAGACTTCTTTTATAGAATGAGAGGAGCAGACGGTGTATTGAAAGAAGTAGTGGTCGAGGTCAAGCCTATGAAAGAATATAAGATGGTTATTGCATTGACCGAAGGTAAACTTACTGTTCCTGAAAAAGGAATGAAAAAGTTAAAAAGTTTTGAGTATGATCTAAAGATGGCTTATAAGAACAAGCAAAAATGGGAGACTATGATAAACTGGTGTAACAAAAAAGGATTTTCTTTCATTATAATAACTGAAGAAAATCTTAAAAACTTTAGTGTATAAAGAATTTATAGGATAGTATTGTTATATAAACTACAACATTCATCCAAGGAAGAAGTCTAATATAGACTTTGTAAATATTGTCTTCTAAATGATAAATCATGAATTTCAATAGATTTATAGCAATTATCAACATAAATAAATGGCTAAAACCTGAAAACAATCCTATAACTGGCCAAAATATAGATAGAAGCTTTGACATATAAAAAATGATATCAACCTTTCGTATCGTTTCCATATCTTTATTTTTGAATATTAAATCAAGTCTCTTTTTGTTGAAAAAGTGGTAAATCTCTGATAATATAAATGCGAAAAGCATCAAGTAGAATCCTGTAATCATATTTCGTTTATTGTGATTTCTTCCATTCCCATAAGATTATTCATCTGGTATTGAGTAAGTCTAATAGACTTATCTTTTTCCACAAGTGTATAAAGAGAATCTTCGATGAAAGCCTCAACTCCTTCACCAACAATTCTATCATACTCATTTGGTATGGATGTATCAGTCTTTCTACTATCATAGATAGACCGTATGTAGTTTTCTCTTTCTTTTAAATTAATATGCAGAGAGCAACCATCTGGTCGTGTTCCAAAACCTCTTTCGGATTCTTCCCAAATCTGTAAAATAACTTTGTTCATAGTTTAAAAAATAAGTTATTGATTTTATATACAAATATAGTAAAAGTTTATTTTATTTAAAAAAACATTTTTTTTCAACATGGCCCCTAAAAATAGGGACCATGTACAAAACGGAACAGCTTTTTTTAATAAATATAAGAAAAAACATACACATTATGCAAAAGTTAGAATATATTTGGTTGGATGGTGCCAAAACACAACAAATAAGAAGTAAAGTAAAAATTATTAAATCAGATTTTGCTACTGAAGATTTATTAAGACAATATAAAAAAGGTACTAAATCAGCACCGGTTTGGAATTACGATGGTTCTTCTACTTATCAAGCAGAAACATCTAATTCTGAATTATTGTTATATCCTAAAAATTATTTCTTAAATCCATTTACTAAAAATTCAATTATTGTTTTGTGTGATGTTTATAATACGGATGGAACACCACACGCGACAAACACCAGAACAAAAATGATGGAAGCATTGGATAAATATGATGATGAGACCAATTGGGGTTGGGAGCAAGAATATTTTATATTTAGTAAAACTACAAATAAACCATTAGGTTGGCCAATAAATGAAGAACCAAGAGAACAAGGCGATTACTATTGTTCAGTTGGATCAAATAATATCGCAGGAAGAGATTTCGTTGAAGAGCACACAGACCTTTGTATCAAAGCTGAGTTATCAATTGGTGGAACTAATGCAGAAGTGGCGTTAGGTCAATGGGAATATCAAATT